CGGGCGGGTGCGTCCCAGACCATTGGTTCAGGTCGTCCGGGATTCCTCCCAACCTGCCACCTAGCCTGTAGGATCCAGACACGCGGCCAGTGAAGTCGTCAGGCGAGCCGCTGCGGTGGTGACTTGCTACGACGCCGCAAGGAAGAGGCGACCACGAAGCCCTGAAGCTGTCCGATCGTGGCGTCGGAGTATTGGATATCCAGCACTACCAGTTTCGGAACCTAGCCCCATGAGTCAATGGCGTCAAATTCGACCACTGTTCCTCGACGACTACCCGGCGGTTCGGCGTCGGTGGCAATCCAGCTTCGCCCAGCTCCGCGAGAACGGGATGGAGCAGGTCGACGCGGAGGACGGGGCGGACGAGATGGTGGGAATTGGAATTGACGACCCGCGTGTCGACAAATGGTTGACGAAGACGGGCTGGACGCCGGAGACACCTGCCGCCGAGCCGCCCAGCGGCGAGAGCGGCGAAGGGGCGACGGATGTTCGGAACGTCAGGTGGGTTGCAGAGAACCTCACCAACCCGAAAGCCGAAGCGAAGAACGCTCCGAGTCTCACATCTTGGAACATGATGATTTGGGCGAGGGCGTCGGCGACGAACACCGGGAAGTTCTGGAGCGAGTTGTACAAACCGATCATGCTACCAGCAAAGAAAGACCTTGAAACCACTGGCCGGCAGATCGAAGACGAAGAACGACTGCTCAACATCGTACAGCAGGTGAAGAACATGGCGATCAAGGACGAATCGTGACGGCTCCACGCGAAACGAAAGCAAACCTTGACTACCGGGCTGACGTGATTCGATTCGGATACCAGTCCAAAGAGAATGCCAGCGCGATTTGGTACATGTGCAAAGAAGATCCTGAGTTCTTCTTCGACACGTTCGCGTTCACGTATGACCCGCGGCGGAGCCCAAGTCGGCAACCCTTCATCTTGTACGACTACCAGCGAGAAGCTTTGTCGCAAATGCGTGGAGCCATCGGGATCCACGACATCAAGATCTTGAAGTCGCGAGACATGGGCGCGTCGTGGCTGCTGTTGACGACGTTTCTCTGGCGATGGCTGTTCGCAACGATTGCAGAAAGCTACCTGCTGGTTTCCAGAAACGAGTCGTACGTCGACGGTGGCTCCAAGAGCCTGTTCTGGAAACTCGACTACGTCCTCGACTGTTTGCCGGCGTGGCTCCTTCCCGGCTACCAGCGAAACAAGCTTCGCCTGACGAATCGAGAAACCGGGTCGTCGATCGATGGCGAGTCGACTACGGGTCAGGTGGCTCGCGGTGACCGGCGGACCGCGATTCTGTTGGACGAATTCGCGGCGTTCGATCTTCAGGATGGTTTCAGCGTGCTGTCGTCGACTCGCGACGCCACGATGTGTCGCGTGTTCATGAGCACGCCGAACGGAACCGGAAACGCGTTTCATGCGGTGTCAGAAAACAAGGACATCGCTGGAATCCGAATGCACTGGAGCCAGCACCCGATCAAGGCCAAGGGCCTGTACGTCGAGAATGGAAAAGAGCGGTCGCCTTGGTACGACCGAGAGGTGAAGCGATGCGTTTCTGCGGTCGAGGTCGCTCAGGAACTCGACATTGATTTCTCAGCAAGCCAGAGCTTGTTCTTCGATCCAGAAAAACTCTCTGAGCTGTCCGCGAAGAACGTATGCCCACCGTATCGGGTTGGTCGGATTGACTTTCAAGACGGGGAGGGCGTGTTCGTTGACGACCCCAAGGGTCAGCTGCACCTTTGGATCTATCCAGATGCTGCCGGCGATCTCCCCCGCGATCGCGAGTACGCCATGGGCGTCGACATTGCCACGGGGACCGGCGCCAGCAATTCGGTGCTGTCCATCGGAGACAAGAAGACCGGCGAAAAGGTGGGCGAGTTCGCTGCTCCGAACCTTCGGCCGGATCAGCTTGGCACCTACGCGGTCGCGATCGCCAAGTGGTTCCGCGGGATGAACAACCGCGGTGCATTCATGATCTGGGAGGCGGCTGGCCCCGGAAGAATCTTTGGCGACATGGTCGTCGACGAGCTCGGCTACCGCGAGGTGTACCTCAGGGAAAGCGAAGGCAGACTTTCCAAGAAGCAGAGTGAGCTTCTGGGCTGGTATCCAACGAGAGATACGAAAATCACGTTGTTCGGGAACTACCGAAATGCCTTGTATGGGGGTAGGTTCATCAACCGATCCGCGGAAGCCATGAAGGAGCACCGTGAGATCATCTACGCGTCCGGCGGCGGCATTGAGCACTCCCGGTCCCATGGCACGGACCCATCAGGTGCGAAAATGAACCACGGAGACCGAGTCACGGCGGATGCCCTGCTCAGTCTGGTGATGGGATCACGGAACCACAAACCGCCTGCCGAGCCGAGGCAAATTCAGGAAAGCATCGGCGTTCGCAGGGAGCGGGCTGAAGAGCTCGCAAGAAAGGCCAGTGAATGGTAGACAAGTACCAGAAGCTCCAGACGGCAGTGGAGTGGAGCAGGAAGCAGCTCACTCCATACCGGGAGCGTCGGCACAAGTTCGTTCGTGCGTATGTCGGCCAGCACTGGGGCCGAGGCGACGATGTGAACGAAAAGATGCCGATCAACATGTTGAGCATCGCTGTTCAGACGTTCGCGAGGAACCTTGCGGCGAGAAACCCTGCGGTGACGGTCTCGTCCCGCAAGCGAGAGCTTTCGCCTCTGGCGAAGAAGCTTGAGCTCACGATCAACCAGACCATCAAGGAGATCGATCTTCGAGACACGCTGTCCCGAGTGGTGTTCGACTCGATCTTCTTTGTCGGCGCCGCCAAGGTCGGCCTGACCGAAGGAGTTCAAGCTGAACTGTCTGGTCAGCTTCATGACTCTGGCCTTCCGTTCGTCGATCCGATCGACCCCGATGATTTGCTTCTCGACATGAACGCCCGTCGTTTCGAGTCGATGCAGTACTGCGGGAATCGCTACCTCCTCCCCCTTGAACAAGTGAAGGAGTCCGGAATCTTCGGCGGAAAGTCAGACGACTTGAAGGCTGCGACGAACATGTCGCACAACGAGTACGGGGACAGCCGAATTCAAAGTCTGGTCAACGAGGACAACTACTTCTCTGACTCCAGTGCTGCGTTCCCGATGGTCGAGCTTTGGGATATCTGGTTGCCATACGACCGGGTCATGGCGACATTCGCAGCGGACCCCTCGGGCAACATCGACACCACGCGTCCTCTTCGCGAGGTTGACTGGGCTGGCCCTGAGCTTGGGCCGTACCACATCCTCGGCCTCGGCGACATGAGCAGCACGATCGTGCCTGTGCCGCCGATCACCAACCTGATCGACATGAACGACGCGATGAACCGCGCGTTCCGGAAGCTGATCCGTCAGCTCGAACGGCAGAAGACGATCACCGTGGTGGCTGGCGCCGCCGACGAAGACGGGAACCGAATCCTTCAAGCGGACGACGGCGACATCGTTCGCGTCGACCGCCCGGAGGCGACGAAGGAGATGCGGTTTGGCGGACCCGATCAGGTGGCCGCCGCGTTCACCATTCAGATGCGAGAGATGTTCAGCTACCTCGCCGGCAACCTTGATGCGATGGCTGGCCTGAGCCAGACCGCTGGGACGCTCGGGCAGGAGGAACTGATCAAGGCCAGCAGCAGCGAAAAGGTTCTCGATATGCAGAGCCGAATGCTGACCTTCACCAAGAAGGTGCTTCAGGATGTTTCGAGCTGGGTGTTCTACGATCCGGTGCGAGAGTTCGATCTGGAGATCCCGCTCGGCCAGAGCGGTGTCTCCGTTCCTACCAAGTTCAAGCCGGCCGACCGCAAGGAGTCGGAATACCTTGAGCTTGAGATGGATATCGCTCCGGTATCGATGCAGGACGCTTCGCCCGCACAGCGTTTGCAGACGATCACGAGCACGATGACGAACTACCTGTTGCCGCTTGCACCAGTGATGCAGCAGCAGGGCTTGATGTTGGACGCCGCCGCGTTCACTCGTCAGGTGTCAGAGCTGACCAACACCCCCGAGGTGATGGAGCTCGTGGTGCCGGCGGGCTCGCCGCCGGACCCCACGGGCGAATCTGAAGCCCAAGCTTCGAGTGCTGAGACGCGAACTTCTGGTGGATCGGCGCCGAGGAAGTACACGCCGACTGGTGGAACTCGTGCTGCACGGGACACCGTGATGTCACAGGCGATGCTCGGCATGAACCCGACGCCTCAGCAGGACCAGATGATGCAGCGACCGGGGAACTGACATGGCGAAGAAAAAGGGCAGCATGAAAGGCATGAGCGTCAGCTCTGGCGACAAGCGGTCGGTCAAGGCCGGCGCCGGCATGACGGCGAAGGGCGTGAAGAAGTACCGGAAGCAGAACCCCGGTAGTAAGCTGAAGACTGCTGTCACCGAGAAGAACCCGACGGGTAAGCGGGCCGCAAGAAGGAAGTCCTTCTGTGCTCGATCTCAAGGATGGGATGGGCCGCGTGGAAAGGCCGCGCGGAAGCGATGGAACTGTTCTTGAACTAGGAGATCATCATGGCGAAGCGTGGCTTGTACGCGAACATCAACGCGAAGAAGAAGGCGGGAAAAAAGATGCGGAAGAAAGGCGACAAGGGCGCGCCCACCGATAAGGCTTTCAGAGACTCCAAGAAGACTGCGAGGAAAAAGTAATGCCGAATGTCAACGGAAAGAAGTTCCCCTACACCAAGGCGGGGATGGCCGCGGCCAAGAAGGCTGCCAAGAAGACCTCCAAGAAGAAGCCGGCGAAGAAGGTCATGAAGAAAATGAGGTACAAGTGATGGCTAAGGACGAATACGAAACAATGGCCGGCCGCTTCGCTGCGGGTTTCAGGGACACCTCTGGAGACTACACAAAGCCCGATCCTCCCAAGCCGAAGATCGACATCACCAAGGGCAACTTGGTGGGTGGCATGAATATGAGCAGGCCGCAGGGTCGGCATGCTCAAAAGATCGCCCAGCAGAAGAAGAAGCGAGACGCGGCCGAGAGACGAAAGGCGGCGATTGAGAAAGGCCGGGCGGGCCGCAAGGGCAAGTACAACAAGGGCGGAGGCGGCACTCGACGCGTTGGCCCCGGCGATCTGGGCAACAAGGGCGGCACCGCCAAGAATCGACCCCGAGGAACCACCGGCGGAAAGGGCGGACGCTGATGCCGACGTACATCTTCACCCATCCTGAAACGGGGGAAGAAAAGAAGATGATGATGTCCGTCGCTGAGATGTGCAATCGCACTGACAAGCACGACGGAGACCTGTTGATCGATGGCGTTCTCTGGTCTCGATGTATCAGCTGTGAGCACTCGGGCGTAAGGCCGAATTCCGCCGGATGGCCGATGACATCCGAGTCCGCAGGAACTCATCCGGACGAAGTTCCGAAGATGATGAAAGAGATGCGTGCCAAGGGTGTAAACTTGAACTACACCCGCGACGGGCGGGCCATCTTCGAAAACGCCGCTCACAGACGAGCTGCTATGAAGGCCCTCAACATGAGGGACAGGCAAGGCTATGACTGAAAACGAATCAAACGTCGTTGAAGAGCGAGAGCCCTTCGACATTCAAGATCCCACCGAAGTCGTACGAGACGAGGTCGCTGACGAACATCCCAGCGATCCCGAGCCCGTGACCGAGGACGCCACTCCTGCCAGCGATGAACATTCCGCTGTCGAAGAGGTGGCTGAAGAGCCAGTGATCGAGGCCGGGGAAGAAGTCACGATCGGCAAGGCCGATGACTTCCTCGACTCAGAGCTGGCTTCTGCGGTAGAGAAGATTCTCGGAACGATGACTGCCAAAGTCAACGATCTGGAGAAGAAGCTCGCCGCGAGGGTGGCGGCGAAGCCGACGGAGGCAAAGCCAACCACCGACCTGTTCGCAGGTCGAGAAGAAATCTTCGGATCGGATGAGCCATCCCCGACCGAATCTTCGAACCGGCAGCGGGTACAGGATCAGATGGAAATTCTTCGCAGTGGCTACAAGGCCACCAAGAAGAAGATGCCTTCTGACTCCGACCTTTTCGACAAGGCGTTGCGTTCGGAATTCCCCGACGCAGCTATCAACGAAGAACGAAACTCGTTCACCAAGAAGATTCAATCTCGCGAGCGTCAGATCATCTCGCGTCCTTCCGCTCGAACCGGAGAGTCGGCATCGGCTCGCGATCGAGCGAAGAAGGCCGTCGAGGCTCGGATGCGTGAGCTCGGAATCAATGGTTGAACGGTAAGGAGCGTTTCAAATGAGTCTTCAGGCCAATGATCTCGTCGATCTGATCAAGACGACGCAGAACGAGCTCGGCCGCGCTCGGTTCACCGAGATCGCGACCGACATTCAGGACCACTGTGCTCTTCGCGAGCTTCTCAATGAGTCGCGGGTGAATTTCACCGGCGGCCCCAACATCCAGTGGAACCTCATGACTGACCAGTCTGGTTCCGCTCGGGACACCGGACTGTACGAAGTCGACCAGATGAACGTCGCTGACGTGATGGCGACCGCTCAGATCCCGTACCGGCACATGACTGCGAACTACTCGATCGAGCGTCGAGAGATCGCGATCAACCGTGCTCCCGCCCAGATCGTGGACCTCGTCCGCATCCGTCGAAACGACGCGATGATCTCGCTTGCCGAGCACATCGAGAAGCGTTTCTGGGGCGTCCCCACCGGACCCGCTGACGACAAGAAGATCTACGGCGTCGGCTACTGGCTCGGCGATGCGACCGATGGAACCTCTGGTTTCAACGGTGGCACTCCCACCGGGTTCAGCGACGTGGCGGGTATCAACCCCACCACGACTCCTCGCTGGCAGAACTGGTCGGGCGTGTACAGCGACAGCGTTTCCTCGCTGGCTGCTCCGACGTACGAAGACTCCTCAAGCACCCCCGGCCAGAGGACTGGCGGTAACCCGGATTCGACCGGGTTCTCCGACATGGTCGTCGAGCTTCGCGAGGCGTACACCAAGTGCAACTTCAAGCCGATCCCCGGCGCTCAGGTTGCGGACTACAACAAGGGCAACCGCTACGGCCTCTACACCAACTACAAGGTGATTTCGTACCTTGAAGAGGTCCTCGCTCGCCGCAACGACAACCTCGGAATGGATGTCGCTGCGACGGACGGCAAGGTGGTCTTCCGGGGTATCCCCCTGACCTACTGCCCGTACCTCGATTCGAACGTCACCATCGGTGGCTCCACGGCGTTCCCGATCTACGGGATCAACTGGGGCGTGTTCGAGTCCTGCTTCCTCGAAGGCGAGTACATGCGTGAGACTGGTCCGGACACGGCGCCGAACCAGCACACCGTCATGACCACTCACGTCGACCTCTCGATGAACATCCGTTGCACCGATCGTCGTCGCAACTTCGTCCTCAAGAACGCCTCCGGCAAGCTTGTCTACGCCTGATAGGCGGGAAGGAAAACTCAAATGAGTACTGTCACTGTAAACAAGGGCGCTCAGTACGAGCGGCCAGACCTCGCCTTCAAGGCTCTTGGCGGACACTACGCCTTTCAGGATTTCGAACTGGCAACGAACGACAGCTGGACCAACACTGGTAGCGCGACTGTCGATTCCGCGTACGGTTCGGCTCTCTATCTCGACGCTGCCGACGAAATCGAATACGCCGGACTTTCGGAGCTCTACAAGCCGACGGCCGGATACGGTTTTGGAGGAAAGTCTCGAACCCAGATCGTCTGGGGCGCGGCCGATGACACTACGCAAGACATCGGCTTCGTGAGCAGCTCGATTGTAGGCCCCGCGGAAATGATCGGCTTCTCGATCGCCACAAGCGGTGCTACCGCAACGCCGGCTGCGGTTATCACCTGCAAGTTCGACGACGCTTCAACCGACAGCAGTGTGATTCTCGGCACTGCTGATCTTCCGGTTGGCTTCAGTGTCGATGGTTGGCACGAGTACGCGGTAGACGTTTCTGTCGACGCGAACGCCATGGTCACGGCGAAGTACTACATCGACGGATTTATGGTGAAGTCGATCAAGGTGTCCGGTGTCGGTGGTTGGGCCACGGCCGGCCTCGTCTGGGCGCAGACCAACCTGACTGGCAGCAGCACCCATGATCAGGCGGTTGACTGGATCTCTATCGGATCCGACTACCGTCCCTGATGCGTACAGGACGCGACTCCTGCCCCCCGCTGGCTTCGGCCGGCGGGGGGTTTTTTTCGGCCCCGCACGGTTTGACACGTTTCTTTCCGAATGGTACGGTTTCGGCATGGATGAGCAATACTGGAACCACCCCGGCGTCAACCACAGCACCCTGAAGGCATTCTCGAAGGGCGCTGCTCGCGTGAAGCACCAGATGGAGAACGGCACAGCGGAGACCGAGGCGATGCGTCTCGGGACGCTTGCTCATCTCTGTGTGCTCGAACCCCACCTCGTTCCGAAGCACGTCGCTGTGGCTCCGGAAGTCTCCAAGCGAACGAAGATCGGCAAGGAAAAGTGGAAAGAGTTCGAGGAGGACAACGCCGACAAGATGGTGTTCACAAAGGATCAGTACGACACCGCCGTCCAGATGGCGCAGTCGGTCCACAATCACCCCGCGGTGAAGGAGCTATTCCAAGGCGCCTTCGTCGCGGAAAAAGAGTGCTACTGGAAAGACGACCTCTGGGGGATCGACTGCAAGTGCAAGGTCGACGCCATCGTCGACAACACCGTCATGGTCGATTTGAAGACGACGGTCGACGCCACGCCGGCCGCGTTCTCTCGGCAGATCTTCAACTACTTCTATCACACACAGGCCGCGTGGTACTCCTCGGGAGCATCGAAGTGCGGGCATTCGATCACCGACTTCTTCTTCGTGGCCGTCGAGAAGACGGCCCCGTTCGAAGTCTGCGTGTTCAAGATGTCGAAGGATTCGATCGATCTCGGTCGGAAGACTGTCCTCGAATGGCTCGGCCAGTTCTACAACCGGAAGAAGAACGACTACTGGATTTCGTACGATCGGCCCGTCGAGGTCGATCCCCCCGCATGGCTCTTGAAGGAGAACCGCTGATGGAAAGTGACAAGAATTTGGCAAAGGCGTTGCTTGCAGCTCAAGCCCAAGTGGCTGGGGTTGTAAAAAACGCAAGGAACGACTTCGCGAAGTACGACTACGTCTCTGCTGATGGCATGGTGGGCCAGCTCAGAAAGGCGTTGATTTCGAACGGTCTTCTGTTCAACCGATCCTCTTGGTTCGTTGAAGGCTCAATCGTCCGATCGAACTTCTGCCTGACTCACGCCGAGTCTGGCGAGGAACGCCAGTTCATCGCAGACATTCCCATCGTAGAGACCAAGGGTCGGCCTGCTGACAAGGCCGTTCTCGGAGCGGTCACCACCGCTTTGAGCTACACGCTTCGAGACCTGCTGCTCGTGCCGCGTGTCGACGAGTTAGAGGTGGACAACAGGGCGGACGACGAGCCCGTCCGCAGGCCGGCGATCACCGCGCCGGCCAGCCCTGACTCGACCTTGGCTTCAGAGGTGATGGAAGTCGCGAGGAACAAGGCCGACGGCGGGAGTTGGCTGGAAAGCTGCATGGAACGGGCGTCTGCCGTCGAAGGTCGACGGATCACAAAGGTGACTGAGATGCCCGAAGAATTGCTTCAGAAGATGCTCGAATCGAGCAAGGAGAACAACAAGTGAGTGGATTTCAGCACAAACCCGGATCAGGATCGCTGTTCAAGAACGACCGCAAGGAAAAGGAGAACCAGCCCGACTACAAGGGTCGGGGCATCCTTGAAAACGGCGAGGAGTTTGAGATTGCCGCGTGGCTCCGCGACTCCGCGAACGGCCAGAAGTACATGAGCCTCAAGATCGGAAAGCCCCAGCCGAAGAAGGACACTCCGGCTCCGGAAGACAAGAAGGCGGTGAGCTCCGATGACATCCCCTTCTGAATACCACGATGAGTCGTTTGTCACGGTGAAGGAAGCGGCCGAGTGGCTACGAGTCACAGATGAGCGGGTTCGGGATTGGATCCGATCGGGACGCCTTCGGGCGTTCCGATCGGGCAAGGACAAAGGCCGATTCCTGATCCGATGCCAATGGGTCCGGGAGTTCGTTGAAAAGATGAGCGAGGAAATGAATGGCTAGGGTCAGAGAGTGGACATTGATCACCGAAAAAAGAACCGAAATGATGCACGATGTCATTTCGAAGTGGTGCTTGATGTATTCCCTTCCGTTCAAATTTTGGCGGCACGACTGCATCGACGAAAGCAGCTGTTCGTACATCACGCGTCGCCCCGCCAAGGTGCGGCGAGCGGGGGGCGTCGACGAGTATGGTGACGCCGAGGATCGCCTCGATTGTCTGGCATTCATTGTCGGGCAGCTCAGGGGGGAACAGTTCACCACCCCAGAGATCAGGAAGGTCCTCGATCTCAGTGCAGGCACAACGGCGAACGCCATGGATCGGTATCGTGCGATGAGCGAAGAGACCAAGCGCATGATGCTTCAGGCCAGCGGCCTGCAAGGGAAAGAAGCCGTTCGAAGATTCACACAGGGAGCGTTCGATGAAAAACGAATTCACGATTGACGACGTGCGAAACAGGGTGTCCGAGTACTGGCCGACGGCGGAGCTGAACGAGGCCACTCGGAAGCTTTGGTACAAGCGGCTCAAGGATAAGAATCCAGCTCGTCTCATGGAGGCTCTGGATGAGGTTCGCGTCAAGTACGCCTCGGCGACGCCGCAGCTGAAGTGGATCTTGGATGCGTACGCGAATCTGAAGCCGGAGAAGCTTGAGTCGGTTTGGACGGATTCGATGAAGGACGCCGAGGCGGAGGCCAAGTACGACCGGGATGTTGAAGAGTTTCGTCAGAAGGTTGCCCGAGATCTGGCGACGTGTTCCGAAAATGAATTGCGGGAGGCCGCGAGGTCGATTCCGTTCTCATTCGCAAGTCGAAGCCCTGATCAGTGGGGCAACGTCACGAAAGGGCTGGTATGGCTCAAGTTGTTCGGAAATTTACCGTCAAGTGCGAGCCCAAGCCCCAGCCCCGAGCCAGAGCGACTCGCGTAGGCAAAACCGTCCGGATGTACACCCCGTCCTCGGCAAATGTATTCCGGACGATGGCCGGAATGGCCGCGTGGGAAGCCTTCGAGGACGGCGAGCTTCCGATCTCAGGCCCGGTACTTATTCGAACCACCTTCTTCCTTCGAAGGCCCCAGCGGCTGAAGAAGCGAACGGGGGTGGTTCATTGTTTGAAGCCCGATCTGGACAACCTTGACAAGGCTTTGCGGGATGGCTTGACCGACGCGTCGGTTTTCACCGACGATTGCATCATCTGGGGAGGCGAAAGCTTCAAGTACTACGCGGACCCAGATGCTTCGCCTCGCGCTGAAGTCACGATTGAATTCGACCCCAAGGAGGGTGCCGATGGCGTTTCCCGGACAGACTAATCTCGACGCGTACCTGACGGATACCTACACGCTGTCGGTCCACTACAAGGACTCGGCGGGTTCTGGGGTCGATCTTGATACGTCGACGATAGAAATGGATATCAGGGACTCAGAAAAAGATCCCGTCTCTCAAGTGATTTGGTCGACGGTGACAGGAGAGATTGCCGCTACTGCTGGTGGCGCCCTGAGTGCCGGTCAATTCACGGTGACGGTGGCTGCTTCGCAGATCGAGCGGCTCGGCACTCGCGGAGATGTGAAGAGATACTTCTACGAGCTCAGGAGAAAGCAGGGCGCGGTTGTCGACACTTTGATTTCAGGAGCGTTCCGCGTTTATGGAGAGCCAAGAAATTGAGCGAAGTAAACATCACAGAGCTGTCCAACAAGGTTGTGATCGACGACGCGACGAACGTCGTCGAGATTAGCTCGCCGGGGCCTCAGGGGACAGCCGGATCTTCTTTCGCTCCAGCGGCGGACAGCGGCACGGGTTCGTCGGTTACGAGTGCGTTGACGATTGCAGGCGGAACCAACATCACAACGGCAGTCAGCGGTACGACCGTCACCGTGAACTCGGACGTTGCGGGAACGGTCACGCAGGTCGTCGCAGGCACGGGCCTCAGCGGTGGAACGATCACCTCCTCCGGCACCATCAGCCTCCCGAACAGCGGCGTCAGTGCTGGTGACTACACGAACGCGAACATCACCGTCGATGCTCAGGGTCGGGTCACTGTCGCAGCGAGCGGCACCGCTGGCGGCGTGACCTCGCTGACCGGCGGCACCTTGATCGACGTAAGTGCTTCGACCGGAGCGGTCACGATTGACCACGCCCCGAAGGGTGCAAGCGGGGTCACGACCACGTTCCCCGGTTCAATCGTAGTTGACAGTTTGGGTCACGTTGTGAGCGCGGGTGCGTCTGCGCCTCCGGCTCAGTTGGCAAACAACCTCAGCGATCTGGCGAACAAAGACACCGCAATCACCAACCTCGGCGGCACCGCAGTTGGATCGGCAGTCTTCAAGGCCGCAGATGCCGCCGCCGCTCGGACCGCGATCGGTGCGGGGACAGGAAGCGGCGATGTAGTCGCAGCGAACAACCTGAGCGATCTCGCGAATGCCGTAACGGCTCGGACGAACCTCGGTCTCGGCAGTTCCTCAACGCTCGACGTTCCGTCATCTGGTGACGCAGCGTCGGGCGAGGTCGTCAAGGGGACCGACACGCGACTGACCGATGCTCGGACGCCGGTCGCTCACTCTGCGGCACTAATCACCAGCGGTACGCTCGCAATCGCTCAAGGCGGCACGGGATCCGCAACTGCTCCGATGGTTGGCGTCATCACGGCGGCGGACGCTGCTGCCGCGAGGACCGTGCTTTCGCTGGGCACTGCCGCGACCTCAGCGACCGGCGACTTCGAGGCGTCCGGCTCGATTGCAACTCACAACGCGATCACCACCGCCCACGGGATCTCAGCCTTTGGTGCGACTCTCGTTGATGATGCGGATGCGGCAGCGGCGAGGACGACGCTCGGTCTCGGTGTCGATTATGTAAATACGGCTCCATCAAGCCCAAACGTCGGTGACATCTGGTTCGATTCTGACGCTGGGATTTTTAGTGTCTATGTGAATGACGGCGGGTCAAGCCAGTGGGTGGATATTTCAGGACAGACTGGGGCCACCCCTGTCATTGAGGATTCCTACACAGGGCAGATCGAGACGGCGGACAACAAAACCTACACGATCGACCCCGGTGTAGTCGCGGCTCGAACGATTACATCGTTCTACGCCCGCAGCGGATCAGGAACATGCACCGCGACCCTGAAGAACGACACCGCGACGGTCGGCGTGGTGTCTGTCACCACGAGCAGCACGACGGCGGTGATTAGCAACACGAGCGTGACGGCGGACGACCCGATCACGTTGGTGATTTCATCCAACTCATCCGCAACCGATGTGGTGTTCTCCGTGGAGTTCACGCAGTGAGTCCGCGCTGGTTATTTTTCCCGACGCCTGCGGCTGCCGGGCCGGTTCTGTCTTTTGGTGGAACGCTCACCACTGCGTCAAGCGGTTCCGCAACCAGCAGCATTAGTTTCACAGGAAGTCCAAGCATCCCCACAGGGATGACTTCGATACAAATGAGGTCAGACGGATTCAGGCTTGGATTCCTTTTTAACAGCACAACAAATCGTAACGCCTTTGTTTCATCGTATCCGGCGGCGACAAACATCTGGACGTTGACACTCGATGGGGACGTAGGCACAACGATCGCTTCGTGGTCGTGGAATACCAGCATCTCGGCGACCCGCGTATACATCACAAGCGCAAGTTGGTCCTCGTGGCCTTCTAACTATCTGTATTCCGTCGGTGATCCTTTCACACTCGTTTTGGAATGATTTCTATGAACACCATCCACCAATTCGCATCCATCACCAAGAACCTGAGCGGCACCAGTGCCAGCCTCAACGACCTCGCGTATCTCTACAAGGAATCCGCACCGCGTACCGCGCTCGATGAAGCACACATCGACCTGCTCATCACGCAGGCGCAAGGCATGATTCAGACCGCCGAGGCGTTGAAGTCGATCCCGTACGACCCGACTCCGCCAGAAGAACCCACTCCTTGAGGAGTTTATAGATGGCAGTTTTCCCTTCTAGTCCGACTTTGAATCAGCAAGTGGTGTTCGACTCGATTACCTATCAGTGGAACGGTAGTCGTTGGGTTTCTCTTGGCGATTCGGCAGTTACTCCTATTGCTCGTGGCGGTACTGGTTCAGCGACCGCCCCGATGATTGGTGTTGTCACAGCGGCTGACGCAGCAGCGGCAAGAACCGTTCTCGGGGCGACTGCGGTAGGTGCGAACGTGTTCACCGCCGCGGATGATGCTGCTGCACGATCGACGCTTGGTGCCGCTCCAACGAACCACGAGCATTCTGGATCCCAGATAACCAGCGGCGTGGTGGCCGATGACTATGTCGATCTTCGCCCTGATATGGGTGCCACGTTTGACGGTCAGGGTTCGGTGGTTCAAGGCAGCAAGACCGTTCTTGTGCCGGTGGAAAGGCCGGGCGTCATTACTGCTGCTGCCCTAGTGGGAGATGCGATTGGATCTATCACCATCGACGTGAAACGATACACTCCTTCTGGGCTTGGGACGCTTGGATCTGCAACGACGATGGGCTCGATTTCAGTCAGCAGCAGACAGCACATTCGAGACACGACCCTTAGCGGATGGACGACGAGCGTATCCGCCGGAGACGTTCTCTCATTCACTACTTCTGGAACTATTGCAACCGTCACACGAGTGACGGTCAAAGTCAAGATTGAGGATTCCTAATGCAAAACGCAACGCTGACTCTCTTCATCTCGCAGTCGCTCCGGCCCGACGCGGAACGGTTCCGATCCAACTACTTCCGAGGCATCGACCTGACCTCGACCGTCGTTGCCGAGATCGTCCCGGTGATGATCTCCGAGGGACTCGCGACATTCGATCCTGCCACCGGTTTGACTCCGGTCGCCGGGCAGGAAGACGAGCCGATCGACGACGGGCGTTCTGCTGAAGGCATCATGCCGCTGAAGAATGCCGCGTTCTGCAAGTTGGTCAACGGGTTCATGTCGATAACTGCGGGGATCTCCGCAGATCAGGATCTCGTGGACGCCATGTCCAACGCTTGCGTTCGACCTCTTCAGACGGGGTGATATATGGCAACGTATTACTACGACGCGGGTGCTACCGGAGCAAACAACGGTGGTGCTGGCAACGATGCGTGGCAAGACCTCCAGAATGCTTTCAGTAGCATCTCTGCGGGAGATACGCTGTACCTGAAGAAGCACACCAGTCGGGTAGGTTCAAACGGGGCCAATCTGAATGTCAACATCGCTAGTTCCGCAGGGCTTCAAACTCAGATCATTGGATACGGGTCGACTCCCGGAGACGGTGTGCGGTTTGAAATATCTGACGGCATCACGGTGACGACCGATTTCGTCTTCATGGCGAATATCGACATGCTCGTCACGGTGTCCTCGCCTCGTGCTTTCAATTTCCAAAGCGACGGCGGCGTGCTATACAACTGCGTTCAAGACGTTGCCTATACCTTCGGAACAGGGATGGAAATCGTTGACTCGACTGCGGTGAAATGCTGGTGCCGGTCAATTCCCGGCCAAACCAGCAACAGCGCGTATCGGTTGAATCGCGGTAGCCTGATCGACTGCTACGGTGAACTGGTTGGAAATGGAGGTGGCAGTCCGTATGGCATTAATTGCGTGACCGGATATCGACATTCAAGAATTCAAGGCTGCACCGTCATCGATAAGAGAACCAGCGCGCACAATGCCAGCGTTGGAATAGCGGTTACCGGTGTTGGTCAAGCCTACTTCATGGAGTTCAACCGAAACACGGTTCTGGACTTTGGTGGTGACGGGTTTCAGTTCGATGGCGGCATTCCTACCAGCGCGAACTGGAGTTGTGCGGTCAGCCGCAACCTCGTCTACAACTGTGGCGGTTACGGCTTCGCCAAGACTACGGGCAGCAACTCGCGGAACAATGGCATCCACCTCATCGGCAATGCTGTCGGATCATGCACTCAGGGCGCCCACGACGGAAACTTTGCGGGATACCACGACGGAGTGACCCTAACGAACGGCGTGAACCCTCTCACCGACTACGCTCCGAACGCCAGTTCGGGCGGTGGAGCCTTGATTAGCGGAACGTATGGATTTCCCGATGTGACTAATCCGAACAACACGACTCGGAAACAGTGGGGATCCTACGGAGCGCATAGTGCCGAACCGGGTGGCGGTGGCAGTGGCGGTGGCACAGTTGGGTTTGGAATTTGAACATGATTGAACTTGCTCTTATCGCCGCTGTTGCCGTTCAGGACGCAGAGCCGTGCAGCCCTCGGATGCGACCGATGACCACCACTCGCCTCCCGTTTGTTGATTCAGACGGCGAGGTCACGAGTGCAATCGAAGTCAACTCTCAGGCCAGCACTGAAACGCGAGCCTTGATGGTCACCTATGTTCGGCCTGCTGTGACCGAGGTGGGATGGTTTACGGTGGCAGGCACCGCCCAGATCCAGAACCTCAGCGGGAGCGAGAAGAACGTGAAGTACCGGATGTCGACGCGGGTCGACGACGGCTTCGTTCCTATCTTCGAGCAGGGTTCTCCGCTGTGCTGGGACGCGGACAAGCAGCGGATCGTTTCGGACTACGTCTTCGTCGTCCCGGCCAACGACACCGTGACCGAGGCAATCAACTGGTCCTGCACGATTCGACGAGCCGACCAGATCGCGGACATCAACGCGGACGGCGTCGTGAACGCTCAGGATCAAGGGCTTCTCCTCGCCGACTTCGGAAGCGATCAGACGCGGTCGGACCTGAACTACGACGGCGTCGTCGACGGGAAGGATCTCGGG